ACGTAAATTGTTTTTAGGGTTATAATAAAGCATCTTAACCCTAGGAGAGTAGTTTGAAATATAAATCAGTTCTAGTCATATCTGACCTACATATTCCATATCATCATCCTGACGCATTTGCGTTTCTCAAAGCATTAAAGACTAAATACAAGTTTGACCATATAGTCAACATAGGTGATGAGCTAGACCAACACGCTATCTCTATGCACGAACATAACCCAGACTTATATTCTGCCGGACACGAATTAGAAGAGTCTAAAAAGCACGTAAAAGAATTAGAAAAGATATTCCCTAAAATGGTTTTAGTTCACTCTAATCATAGCTCTTTAGTTTATCGTAGAGCATTAAAGTATGGTATGCCTAAAGCATATCTAAAGCATTACAATGAGTTCTTAGGCGTTGGAAAAGGCTGGGAATGGGTAGATGACCACACTATAACCCTAAGTGATAACTCTAGGTGTTTCTTTACTCATGGTCTATCTGCTGACGTTTTAAAGGTAGCCCAGCAGTATGGAATGAATACGGTGCAGGGTCACTATCATACTAAATTCAGTATTGGTTATTACAGTAACCCAGATGCTCTTATTTGGGGTATGCAAGTGGGTTCGCTTATCCATCAAAAATCAATGGCGTTTGATTACGCAAAGAATTTTAAGTCAAGGTTTATTGTTGGTACTGGAATAATAATAGATGGGCAACCAAAATTAGTTCCTATGGTCTTAAATACAAATGGTAGATGGATAGGTAAAATAGTGTAATGGATATTAAAGACTATAGTTCGTATGCAGTATATTGGTATCATCAAAATAAAGAACGTATTGCTGAACAAAGAAAAGCATGGAGACTTGCTAATCCTGATAAAGTAAAAGCACAAAAAGAAAAATCACAGGCAAAAAGACGTGATAAAAATGCTGAGTATGCTAAACAATATAGATTGAAGAATACAGATAAAGTAGCTGCATATAATAAACAATATAGAGAAGACAATAAATCTCGTATATATGCAAGAAACAGAGCAAGAAAACATAAGATGTTAATGACTCAAATGCCAATTTGGGCTAATAAATCTGAGATGGATGTGGTTTACGAACAAGCTAAACGTAAGTCACAAATTGAAGGTATTTTGTATCACGTAGACCATATTATTCCACTTAACAATAATCTAGTGTCTGGATTACATATTTATACTAATCTTCAAGTAATTCCAGCTAAAGAAAATATTAAGAAAAGTAATACATTTACAATTGAAAGTTAAACATCATTTTTCTTAGGACAATTATGCAACGGTCAGAAGTAGAAATTATCTGTAACCACATGCTAGGCAGAGTGATTGTATCTTGTGAAGCATTACATGGCGATAGCACTATAGTCATCACATTAGATGACGATAGCATGATAGAAATTAGTGGTGAAGAACTAGCTATCTATGGTGAACTAACACCAATGGATGACTAAACGCAAATCACAATACCATTACTACCAACCTGACAGACGGTTACAGACCCATCAGGTGCTAGTATAGTAGTAGTTTGAGCCATAACCTGTTCTGTTCCCCAAATAGCTAATGCAGCTAATACCACAATAAATATCCAATAGATTTTACTCATCATCAAACCTTTGTAATTGAGCTTCTAATTCCGGTGGAATGTCAACTCCATCATCTTTAGTAGCATCTAATAACTTGTTCTTATACCAATCAGACTTTTCTAAATCTTGTTGTGGATTATCTTTAAATGGATAACGTAAGTCATACTTGAGCTTACATCCTTTTAGATACCCAATATACTCTTCTTTAGTCAAACGACTTTTAATCACATCTATTGCTTCTATGCCTCCCACCAAGTAATGCGGTGGTCTATTCACTAAATCAACCATATCTATCCCCTTAGAAAAAATAAATCAATTAACTGATAACAACCATAAAAAAACCAACCCATACCACCAACAATCAACAACCATACTACCACTTCTAATATCTTTTCTGCTCGTCCCATCTGCCATACTCCCTTCCTACAGTTACAGACACATAATTCCTATTCTTAAATCTTTTATCCAATGTGTTATTGTAAGTCCACTTTGGCAAAGTAAAGTATCCTTGACTTTCTAAATACTTTAATCTTGTTCTACAAACAACGCATTGTTGCACAATACTTTTAATGCTGCAACCAGGATTTGATTCTATATAACTTATAATAAACTTTGCTTGTCGTTGGTCATCTAGTTTAGTGTACATCTTTTACTCCATGCAATTGTTCTATAAGTCTAGCAAATCTAAATATCTTGTCAATTGTTATTACCTGACTACCGTATCCAAATGCTTCTTTATATACCTTTATAATTTCTTCTTGTGTAAGTGGTTTAGAGTCCACTATGTGCCTCCGTTAATTTCTTACTATCGTATTTTTTAATGTTAGTTACTTTAATAATGTTTTTTGTATCCGCAACAAGTGGTGTTATAACCCAATTATGCAGCTTGTTTTTAATGTCTTTTTCAATTTCTAAAGATGTTGGTTTAGATGACATAAAGGCAGACCATACAAGTTTTCCTGTATTATCAAATTCTTCTACGAGATAACCTAGTATTTTATCTTTCATTTGTATAACGCTTTTCTAGCATTTTTAATACATGGAACATCATGCCATTGTGGGTCGTTATTTGTAAATACTTCTATTAACCATTCTAAAGCATAAGTTAATTCTTCATTGTCTTTAATGATTTTTTTTCTAATATGAGCTTCATCCATTACATCTTTATGAACTTTAGCTAACCATAGTTTAGTATTATGTTCTTGCATTAGTAAAACACCATCCTTCCAATTGTAACATTAGGTTTTTTGTTCCAGATATATTTCATATCTATACTATCGTCATGGAAGTATAAACTATTCCCTACAGGGTTTGCATGCTTTTTAAAAAGTACTGTATCTATTACAAGCAGCTTAGTTTTAAGTAATGCTTCTTGGTCTATGTTCTTTTCATTAGCTTTCATCATGTTTTCTATACCAACGAACTGTCCCCTAGCATAAACTACTTCACAAGCATCACGACCAAATCGTTTAGACCTAACTCTATTCATAATGACATTAATAACCCCTAGCTTTTCTTCTAGTGATTGCATGTTGACTTCTACATAAACTGCTGTCGCTATGCAATGTACATCATGTTCTGAAATATGTATATCCATGATACCTTTCTAATGATTATCCGGTGTCTAGCAAACCCACACAAGCGTATAATTCCATTATATTGTGCAATTAAGCATAATATATTAATTAAGGATAAATACCATGTGGACAACTCCAGCAGCTCAAGAAATGCGTTTTGGCTTTGAAGTAACTATGTACGTAATGAACAAATAGTTACAGGCAATTGGGGATGCTCCTAGAAAGGAACATCCTCATCTGCACCTTCAGCAACAGGTTTGGCACGTTTTTCAGTTTTAACTCCAATAGGTCCAGAATATAAAGGTTGCTTTGAGCCAGGCTCAACATTATTTTTATATAATGCACCGCTAATTTCTATACCATCAACATTAGCTGAAATTGATATATACTTTTTTCCATCTTTTTCTTTTAACCAACCAGCCATTTTGTTTGTGTTGTCATACTCAGCCATATACTACTCCTTTAGTTTAATAATCGTTTGTTCTACTTCGTCTAAAAACTTAATTACTTCTGTTTCTAATTCTCCTATGTAAGTATCATCTCTGTCAACCCTAGCTACAAATAACTGTAGTTCTTCAGGGAAGTTAGGATTATAACTTACAAAGTCTACCCACTTAGCACCGGTGCAAGCTAATTGCCATTGCATCTGTGGAATGTATTTACTAGGAACTGATTTGCTCATAAGCGTATTAGTATGGGTAGTTTCTATAGGACACTTAATCTCTATAAGACCTGCATATTTACCCTCTTCTTCTGCATTTACAGCTCCGTCTGGACTAGCACCACTATTCTTGATAATAGGATGGTCAAAGAAACCGACCTCTGTTACAGATACGCCTTTAGATTGCATATAAAGCTCTCTAGCAACACTTTCTCTTTCAATACCATCTAGCATAGCCTGATTAACAAAACTATCGCCTTTCTTGCCTGTAATACGTTCTGATACAAGTTGGACAAGGTAGTTTTGACGAGATGTAGATACACCTGTTTTAGTCTTGGCGATAACATCCGATATTCTGGATGCTGTCACCTTGCCTAATCGTTGTTGAAACCACTCATCTGTGCGTTGTTCAATCATAGAAAGTCTTCTTTAGATACTAACTTAACAGGATTACTTTGTTGATGAATGGCATTAACTACTTCATTAGCTGAAGCAAACTCTGTGCCACCTAATCCTAAAGCTGCTAAACATCTACCAATTGCAGAGGTCTCACAGTTTTCTACATAAGATGTTCCATTGATTTGTGATGCCTTACGGAACTCCTGTGCATGACCTGTAGCAAATGTTTGTACTTGACCACCTTCTAAGTGAACGCCTGCATAAGCCTTTACAATACATTGTTCATCATCAATTTTAACTATTTCAGTAGTAAGAAAGTAAGTAGGGAACTGTTCTCTAAATTCCTGAACTCTTAATGCTACTGTTTTATAGTTCTTGCCTTTAATATTAACTACACCTTGTTTAGTCATCTGTCTCTCCTGTTGTTGTAATTGTTGCTGGTGTTGTTCCATCATCACCTGGTCGTAATGTTGTTGTTGTGACATTTTCTCTCTCCCATTTATCGTTATCTAATTTAAGTTCGTCATTCAATCGTTTAAGAATATCTGCTATATGTTCTAAACCATTCGCCATATTATATACCCCCAAAATACAAAAAGGAATAGCCATAGGTATTTATTCATATTGCACCTGCCAGCTTACCCATAATCTGTAAACAAAGCCATACATAAGCCCAAAATGCTACTGCTATTACCATCATTGTCTTTATACTCATGTCTCTCTCCTAAAGTTGACAAACGAACTTTAAACTCATAAAAAACACCTGTCAAGCATTTTCTAACAAATAATTAGTTTACAACTAGAATTAGTTATGTTAATGTCTTTTGGCATTATTAACTTTATGGAGAGTAACATGACACAAACTGAATTATTAGAAAAATTATTAGTAGCACAAACATCATTATGTAAAATACAAAACATTATAGATGCATCAGATACCCATTTAACAAGTGGTGGTTTAGAATTAGATGAAGAAGAATTAACCATAATTTATGAACATATCTGTCAAGGTTTAGGAGACATGAATGTACAAGATTAAAAACTGGGAAAAGTTTAATCTATACAATCCTAAGAACCCACGTTATCAAAAAAAGATGACGTGGTTTAAATTTTATGGTACGGATTATATAAATAACATAGATATACATAAGCTATCTTTTGAACAAAAAGCTGTTTTAGTAGAGTTATGGTGTCTTGGTTCTGAAAGTGATGGTGTGTTACCAGACCTATTTGAAATAGCTTTTAGACTTCACTATCCTATTGATTTTGTTGATAAAATAACAAAAGAACTATTTGCTAGAGGATTACTAGTCGAAAACTATGAGCCTGTTAGGATAGAGAAGAGAAGAGAAGAGAAGATAAGAGAAGATATATATGTCGTTAAAACGACCAATAGGTTTGATGAATTTTGGGAAAGTTATCCTAATGTTCGTAAAGTCAACAAGAAAACTTGTTTAGAAAGATGGGCTAATAAAAGTCTTGACTCTATAGCAGATGAAGTGATAGCTTATGTCAAGAAAATGAAAGATACTCAATCATGGAAAGATGGCTTCTCACCAG